GGCTACCACCGCGCAGTCGGTACAGGCAGACACAGACACGCAGGTAGGCCAGAGCACGGACTCACTGGTGCTGGCTACCACCGCGCAGTCGGTACAGGCGGAGGTGAACACCGATGTTTTGCAGAGCCCGGCGGGTTTGGTTATCGTTGAGGAGAAGCAGACAGTATCCGCCGGGTTTGATAACGTAGCGGAGCAGAACACGAACGCGTCGTTGGTTCTGGCGGGGGTCACCCAGCAGGTGCGAGCGGACATAGACACGCAGGTATCTCAGACCCTAGACGCGCTAGTGGTAAGCACCACGCAACAAGCGGTGCGGGCGGATATGGATTCGCTGGTGGGCCAGAGCGCGGACTCACTGGTGCTAGGTACAACAGGGCAGACTGTCAAGGCTGACACCGACGTGGTGGTGGCGCAGGTAGAGAGCTCGCTATCACTGACGGCCACGGGGCAACTCGTAAAAGCAGATGCCGACGCTGTAGTGGGCCAGACCCCAGACGCGTTGTTGGTAGGGCTAACAAGGCAGGCTGTTAAGGCGGACACGGATACCACGGTAGCCCAAGGGCTGACTGGTCTATTGTTGGTGGGGCACAGGCAGAATATACGCGCTGGGATAGATACTATAATCGCCCAAACCCCCGCCACGCTTACGCTGGTAGCGCCTCAGCAGCAGGTTACCCAAGAAGAGGGAGTGTTACAAACCCCCGCCACGCTTACGCTGGTCGAGACGCCGCAGGCGGTGCGGGCGAACACGGACTCGCAGGTAGCGCAGAAAGACAACGCGGTCTTAGTAGTAGAAGGGACACCGCAGTCGCTCTTGGCGACTAGAGTCACCCCTGTCCCGCAGGTGCTAGTGTTAGTTAGTACGAGGCAGGACATATCTCCAAAAGTGACCGCGAATATAGACAAGTGGAGAAGCACAGTGCGGGTTTTCGCAGACGGTAGCGAGGCACATAGCCGCGGGCCAGAGGGCGCGGCGGTGTCAGTGGTGGCCGGATATACCGTGCAAAGCAACTCCGTCTCCTATATCATACGCGTAGATAACGCACGCGACAACCTCAAGGTGATCTAACATGGCGATACCACTAATAGAGAACATAGTAGTCCTACAGGGCGCTACGTTCACTAGGACGATCAGATGGGATACCGGGGTGCCGGTGTTCAAGGCGATAACTGACATCGCCCAAGTCGCCCCGGTCGCGATAACTGTGCCTTCGCATGGGATACCAGAGGGGTGGCCAGTGGCGATAGTCAGTGTAAGGGGCATGGCTGAGATAAACATCGCCGACCCCAAGAAGCTACACTTGTACACTCCTGCCGAAGCGGTAGACGCGAACAGCATAGTGCTTCCGTTCGTGGACGCTTCTTTGTACACAGGGTACGAGAGCGGCGGGTACGTACGGTACAGGGAACCTGTGGATCTAACAGGGTTCACCGCACGTATGACCATCCGCAAGTCTAAAGCGTCTACTGTGGCCGAGGTGACCCTAACCAGCGGAAGCGGGGCCATAGTTATAGACCAAGCAGAAAAGACAATCGCCATTGTTATAGCGGACGATGTTACCGAGGCCCTTACTATGCGTTCTGGGGTGTACGACCTAGAGCTGGTGGCCCCGACAAACGAGGTTTTCCGCCTTATGGAAGGCACAGTTAAAATCAACCGAGAGACAACGAGATAGGACATACCAATGACCGCATTTTCAGACTATTTAGAGAATAAACTGCTGAACCACACGCTGAGGAACACCATATACACCCCTCCGGGCACGCTGTACGTAGCGCTGTTCACCGCTAGCTCTGGGCTGGAGGCTAACGCCCCGGTTTCTGAACTTGTGGGCAACGCGTACGCCAGACAGTCGATGGCGTTTAACGTAGCGGCAAGCGGGGCCACAGACAATAGTGCTGACGTGGTGTTCCCTACCGCATCGGGCGCATGGGGCACGGTCACCACAGTCGCGCTGGTAGACCACGCCACAAACAGCAACTATGGGACAGACGTAAACGTGCTGTATTGGGCTAACCTGACGGTGTCCAAAACAATAGGGCTGGGCGACGTGTTTAAGTTCCTCGCGGGTGACTTCGACGTAGTCCTAGACTGATGAGTACGCGGGTCGCTAAAATGACGCCAGAGCGAGCGGTGTCCGTGCTGGAGGAGATAGAGGCTGCGTTCTTCGACATACCCTTTGAGAATTCTGCGTTCCAGACAAGGGCGTTTGTTGTAGCAGGGCAGATAACCCCAGCAAGGGCGTACCGCACTTTGGGGCTAGGGATGATGTCCAAAATAAGGGCTATCCAGACTAGCCTAATCGCAACAGAGCGACGGACGATAAAAGAAGCCCAGCTAAAAGACAACATATCCTCGGCGGAGGAGGGCTCCTACGACCAGCAGCTACTACAGCTAGACTTACAGGAACTACAGCAGGGCAAGGCGTGGGACGGCAAACTACTGAACGACGCGCTTAGCGACCTCAACGTGATGTACACGGAGTTTAAAAGAATACCCGCGTACACGAGGCAGCAGTTTGAGGCGGAGGAGCAGGAACACTTCGAGCAGAAGCTCACCAGAGACGTGCAAGGCATACGAGGCGCAGCGGAGGCGCTAACGAACATGAGAGCGGACATGCCCAACTGGGATGAGCTGCTAGCCACAGCGGAGCTAGACAAGCGCAAACTGATAGAGTGGTAGTATGTCAGTCCAAGAGAACGCCCGGCTACTAGACGTTCGTGGGGTGTGGGACGGTAGCAGCTACCAATTTAGCTTCGAGTCGTTTATGTCCGGGGTGTCGGATGTGCTGATCGTGTACGCGGTGTATGGGGCGGGGGGCAATACACCGCTGTCGTTTACCGCCAACGGGGTTCCTGTGGTGCAGGTGCAGACCGGCACGAGCACTGTGTCTCCTCCCGACCGAGTCACTATATACACCGCGTACGTCACAGGTGTAGTAGCGTCTATAGTCACTGCGATAGACTGGGGCGGCGATCCCGGAGAGGTATCTGCCACGCTGTCTGAGTATAGCGACGTGAAAGACCCTAACCTGAGGCAGGTGCAGATAGCCACAAGTACTGGAAACGGGCTACTACCCACCGCGTATGTGCGGGCTACCGACGAGGAAATAATAGGCGGTGGTATATCCACAGACTCCCCTGACGCAGCGCCTTCAGGGGAGATGCGTCACACCTCGTTTTCCCCAGTAACCCCTATACCCGGGATACCCGGCAGTAAGTACTCTAGCGTTATAGAGAGCAAGTGGAACACATCAATAGGTAGCGCTCTCTCCGTCGGGCTCACAACCGCAGGCAGTTTAGGGGTGCTATCGTGGGCGGCTATAATACCCGCCCCGCCGCCTGTCATAGGTATGGTAGCGCGAGCGCAGCTGGCCGTTCGCGTGGTGGTCGCGGTGGCCCGGGACTGGGGGCACTCGCCGCGCATGTACGCGTTCTCTAACAGGATAAAGAGCCCAATAGAGTACTCAGTCCCGCAGGGGGATGTAGTGGTTATACTGCCGCTGCGCAACACCTATGTGCCAGTAGCGGCGATACAGATAAACACGCGTACCCGGGACTTGGCTACTGTAGACGCGGGGTACGCGGGGTACATGACCGGGGGTATCAATCGAGAGTTCGCGAGCGATAACAGTTACGAACTAGTGCGGTCTATGCACTCTATTAAGTACGCCACAGACACCTTTGTCGATGTAGCCGCCGCGGTGTCTGAGAAAGTGGACAGGCCAACTACTACGTACTCCCCTACTGCTGGGTATTGGATGGCGGGGTCCACCGGCACAGGGGTGAAGACGAATAAGATACAGAAGCTAGACTACGCTACCGAGGTAGCTAGGGTAGCCTCTGCAGTAACTGGGGACGACCTAAGCTACGGCGGCGCTGTGCAATCCACCACGATCGGGTACGCGTCTAGGTTTTTCGGGGGTGGGGCGGAGCTTAACAAAATACACTTTACGCTAGGAGATGCGTGGCAGCTGGCAAGTGCGCTTATGAACACCGCAGGAGGCGGCACGGCTTCGCCCCATCCAAGGGGGTACTTCTATGACTCTGACCGAGAGAGCAGCTCCCGGAACATAGGAGAGTACGACATGCCCGCCGATGTTACCGTGGTTACCATAGTGCGCCCCGCTACAGGGTTCAACACGGGCGCAGTTGGGTACTCCGGGGATAAGACGTACGAGATGGATACCGACGGTAGCAGCGCTAGTCCCGCGGTGACAGGACTCATATTCTCCTCCCGCTCGGTGTTCACGCACTCGTTTATTATGGACAGCCACCTAGGCAGGACTATGCTGAGCCACGCTCCTAGCGCTACCACACTGCCCGGCACGGCCTCGGCAGTTGTGGCAGCCCTCCCTGCAGAGCTTACTGCGGGCGTGTGGACAGGCAACGCCGTAGCGCGGGCCACAGCAGAGCTCACGGCAACCGACACAAGCGCGATACGCAACCGCGCAACCGCAACCGCAACCGCAACCGTGGACACGATACTGCGGGATTACCCAGCGGGGGCGTCCAAAGTGTATATGGTGGGCACGTTTTCTGGTAGCACAGCAGGGCAGGCGCACACGGTAGTGTTCGATGGCATAGTGGGGTCGTCTAGGGTGTCGCTAGCCGGGTACGGCACAGTTCCTGCTCCTCAGTTCCCAAGCGACCCGATAGAGGACAGCGTCAGGGAGGTAGGGTACTACGCAGGTGGGTACACATATAATTACGGCGCTATGTACTCACAGGTGGTCCAGCTTGTGTATGCTACAGAGGTGCACGAGCTAATATCGGCTACGCTTAGTGGGCCGCGGGCAATATCGCTAGCCACTAGGGACGATAACACAGGGTTCTGGATAGGAGGACGCGAGCCTACCGGGGGCATACCAGTAGCGATTATAGAGGAGTTGGGTTTGGCTACGCAGTCGCAGCTAGTGTCTAGTGCTGTAGTGCCGCTAGGGCGCGAGAAAGGCACTAGCATGACAGGGCCAGACGCGGGCCATTTTTTGTGGGGGTACACATGGGATGGGAGCGCATACACCAGCGTAACGGCGGGAGATAAATTCACAATAAGCACGAAGACCTACGCACTAGGCAGTATATCAGTGCCGACTACTCAGCCTGGCGGTGCAGGAGCTACCGGGGCGCAGCTGGCAGACTGGGGCATGTGCGTTATCGGGAACACCGCGATCGACCTAGAGTTTGCTACAGACACATACAGCGTCCCGCAAGAGAACACCTCCATCAGCGACATGAACTGGGCCTTCTGCATCAACAATATGCTGTATGTGCCTGACTATGTAAGAAGCGTCGGGGACGCCCTTTTCACGCCTTTAACCATTCCGGGGGACATCACTACCGCGAACTATGTGTCGTTCGTATCCGAGAAAGTTAGCAGCTTCTCTATGGAGGCCACCGCCACAATAACGATAGCCACCGCGATACAGGGCAAGGCCACAGCGGCGGCCACAGCGGCGGCCACAGCGGCGGCGATATTGGTTCGCGCAGGAGCCGCGTTTGTATCCTGCACAGCCTTGGTTTCCGCGGTAGCGGAGTCGTATTCCGCGTTTGTGTTCGGGAGAGCGACAACCACCGGCGTCGCAGCCCTGTCGCCCAAGGCCACGGCGTACCGGATAGGGGCTACGCAGCCTGCAGCGGCGGCCTTGGCTGCAGGCTGGGCGGTGGTGGCTCGCGGGCTAAGGGTTTCAGCGGCTAGCACGGCTGCGGTATGGCCCACGGCTACACGTGAGCAGGCGGGCAGGGCTGCGCTAGCCAGCACGGCGTCCGCAACCCCTACTGGCGCCCTATCGTCCAACGCGGCCACGGTCTTCTTCGGTAGCGCCGCTACCTCGCCGCTACCCACTGCGCATAAGAACGCAACGTGCCAACTCCAGCCAGCAGCCAACTGCTTAGCATCAGGCACCGCGTACAGGGAGGGGGCCACTACCGCGGTAGCCGTAGCGGTAGCTCAGCCCCTTGGTGGGATACATAGCTCCAGAGTCGCTTCCGCGGCAGCCACGGCCACGGCCACGGCCACGGCCACGATGGTGGCGCTAGCAGGGGCCACAGCCACAGCCACAGCCACAGCCACAGCCACAGCCAACAGGGGCAGTGAGATGAGGGCAGTAGCTCGGGCCACCGCCACTATTGCGACATCGTCGCGCAATACAGTGTCCCCTGAATTGGCCTGCGCCGCTAAGGCTACCCTGATAATCAGCGTGAGGGTGGACACATCGTTCGGCGTGCGCAGCCGCACGTCAGCTATAGTGGTAGGGCTTGGCATCACAGAGGTTACAACGGCCAGTAGGGCGGACTCTGTGGTGGTGCAGTAAAATATTACTACTGTAATGTAGAGAGCAGTAGTGCATAATACGCAGCATGCAAGTTAATCCACAAGACGTGCTGGCGTACGGCCCGTGGCCTCTAGGCATGGTCAACGCTGTAGACGACCACTCCGTCCCTGCGGATGGGCTGCTAGCGGCGGAAGACGTGAACATAGACCGACACGGCGTAGCAACGACACGCCGCAAGTGGGCGCAGGAAGACGGCGCGCGCTACTCCAGCATATTCAAGCACAATAGCAAGACCTACGCGGTTCGTAATGGGCAAGTAGGGGTGGTTGGCGATGCGTCGTTCACTGCAATAGCACCTGTAACAGGCGCAGTTTGCTGGACGGTGCTGGACGGTGCCCCTGTGTACTCTGACTATGATAGTATCCGCACGATACGAGACGAGGTGGCCTATCCCTTAGGCGCTGGGTACTACGAAAACGACGAGCAGGAGGAGTACCAGCTGGACGAACTGCCCGGCGGGGATTACATACACGCGTGGCAGGGTAGGCTATTGGTAGCCAGAGGCAGCACATTTATGTGGTCAGAAGCTATGAGGTTCGGGGTGTACAGCGCCGCTAGGAACGTGCTCCGATTTGGCCAGCGCATATTCTGGGTAGCCCCGTTGTCCGGCGGAGTATATGTAGGACTACGCAACTCAGTAGTGTTCCTATCGGGCACCTCCCCTAACGAATTTTCTATGCGCACAGTGGGCGATACCTCTGCCCGGGGCGTATCCGCAGTATATGACACCCGCCATAAAGGCACTGGCGGCGCAGAATTTGCCTTGTGGTTTACTGAGGTCGGCATCGCTGTAGGTCAGCCGTCCGGCGCAGTAGAGTATCCGCAAGCAGATCGGCTAGAGGGATTGCCCCTACATGCTGGTAGTATGGTTGTCGAAGACGACCGAGTATTCATCTTTTCCACTCAGGATTATTAATATGAAACACGCAAATGAGATTCGCCGGTTCGTCGCTAACGGTGATTATAAAGTGACAGACGGCGGCGTACTCATCCACGGCGGTATTATGGCCCGCGGCCTATACACGCACGACGTAAACGGCGAAGACGAGCAGTCTGACCCAAACCTTATCCCTGCTGAGGGCATCCTGCATATTCTAGACGTGGCGTTCGGCGTCACCGCCAAGGAAGCAGCGTGGTATTTAGCGCTTTACAGCGGCAATGCTACTCCTGCAGTAGGTTGGACCGCTGCCAACTTCACAGGCAACTCCACTGAGAACGTCAGCACCACCGAGGGGTTCTCTGGGACTGTGAGGCCCGCGTGGACCCCCACAGCAGCGACCGCTGGTAAGATCGGCAACTTGTCCGCTCGCGCCGCGTTCACTATCGTGTCGGCTAGCTCGGTCACGTTCTATGGCGCGGGGCTGCTGTCTTCTGCTAACCGAGGGTCTACGTCTGGTGTTCTAGCCTCCGCTACGCGCTTCGCCGCGTCCCGCACGCTGAACAACACCGATGTGTTTAACCTCGGGTACGAAGTAGAGCTGACTGACAGCTAATGTTTACGGGCAATATCTTCATCAAGGACGATGAGGAGTTCGGCAAGAAAGCCACGCCCGATGCTATACAGCTAGGCAATCTAGTCAGCGCGCTGAAGGAGAGCGCAGGGCTAGCCAGCCTTACGAAAACCTTCGAGCTGCCGTACGGTGGTATCGTTGAGGTGGTGGACGACCAGCATGTAAGCTACCTTACCATCTGGCCGCCTGACGTGGTGGAGACGACACGCGTAGCTCAGCCTAGGGAGGCGGAGGAGAGCACCGAGGGGGAGTTCCTTTTCGGGCCGCCTATAAAACAGTCTTGGAAAGAGGGCGCTGGATTCATCAACACATGGGGTGAGGAGGCCACTATATTCGACGCCATGCCTTTGGCGATAAGCACAGAGGGAAAGCTGTTAGGCGGCAACGGGTATGTAGCGGGCAAGTATGGCGGCGGGTACTCTAACGACGTAGGGAACGACAAGTCGTGGCTACCATCTTCTTCGGAGTTCGTAGGGTATAAGATGCACAGGGGTGAGAACCCGATGCACACGTTTTACATACCAGTGCCGCATACGTGGACCAGCAGAGGCATAACTTCGTACTCGCAGCTAGACTTCGAGCTTAGCTACGGAGTAGATCCGCAGACATCAGTATCAGTCACGTTCGCAGCTAATGTGTTCTGGAACGGGGTGCCTGTATGGGCGGCCCACGCGGGAGTCCCGGGCACATTCTTAGCAGGCGCGTGCTACTACAAGGCAGGCGGCAAGCTGATCGTCGTAGTGCAAAACGCGGAGATACCAGATACCCAATGGCTGCTATCCTATAATATCGTTATGCCCACGGTGTCCGGGGCTAGAATAACAGGACAGCCAATAGTCAACCTCAACTCGATGGAGATCCTAGACACTTGGGACGCTAAGTACGACGCTAGCACCCCACTGACCGACGTGAGCTACGCCATAGGCAGTACCGTGTACTGGACGTTCTCGCCGGACGGCAGCAAGGCGGTAAAGCAACTGATAGTGTACGGCTCCCAGCGAGCAGACATAACAGGGTACGAAATACTGCAGCAGGTAGAGGAGCTGTCCATATCCTCAGATGGGCAGGGAGGGCCAACAACGGGGGCATACAGCAAGCTGCCTATAGTGACGCTATGCGCAGACGCTTACGCTGGGGATAATAGCGCGGCGCCGCCGTACACAGACTCTGGGCTATCGGAGGACCGATTCCCTATGCGGCTGGGGTACACCGCGGCGGGGGACAGGTGCGAGTTTGGGGTGTACGCCTCTAAAACCCAGCTAGATAACGTAGATAGAGTAGCCGAGGTAGAATTCAAAGCGTACTACAAGACCCCTACAGAGCTGTACCTCCCCGATCTAGTAGTGGCGGAGATACACGGTATGGCGCGCAGCAGGGCGGGGTACACAGGGGATTTCAACCTTACGAAAGTGTCTACCGCTACCGGGTGGATCTTCGGCACCCCGCTCGGTAACCACCCGCAGCAGCTCGGCGCAGTAACCGCTCTGCCCTGTGTAGACTTGCGCACCGGCACTATGGTGGCCTCTGTTAGCACTATGGCTGCGCACGTAGTTGACTCCCACCTGCCTCCTAACCAAGGCGTGACCACGTTTACTGTGGAGAACATGAGAAAAGACCTGTTCTTAATCCTAAACAAAGACGGCGTATCGACGGTATATACGGTGCCTAGGCCTCCTCGCAACCCGCCCACCTGCAACGTATATGAGGCGCCCAACATAACCAAAGTCGATGAGTTCCGGCTAGGGGTCACGATAGACCACGAGCCCATAGCGAGGTTTTATTCATTCGCTAACACATACGATGGTACTATGCAGGTAGCAGACGACGGGGCAATAGCCTTCTCCGCGGTGACTACGCCCATGACAAACAACACACTGCCCGCGTTTTACGACGCTGGGGTAGGGTGGTACACCCACGGGTGGGATACTTTTATAGCGGTGCCGGATACCCCGGGCGAGGGCATCCCGGCGTCGTTTGAGTTTAAGTGGCTGCCGGACATATCCGCGGTAGATATGTCGGGGTTAGACAGCAGCTACCAAGCCAGCGAGTACTCCGTGTATCGGTTTTTAGGATACCTGCAGTACGCCAACCTAAACGACACAGAGGGATTATAGATGGCCACCACGAGCTACGACGTATTAGAGACAGGCCAGACGGCCTCCCCGGCCCCCGCTGTTACGGTGGTGTCCTCCCTGACGGAAGTTGCGGTTGTTACTAGCCCGGAACCCATAATCACCCCGTTCTACGATGTGCTTGAAGCAGCAACACTGCAAGACGACGCGCTAGCGGGTGCCGCAGTGGTATCAGACCATACAGAACAGGGCGGCGTAGCGAGTGCGTACCTCGTGGGTGTAGCCGCGGCGCTGAGCGTTACCGACGGCGCGCTGGTGGCAGACACTGTGTACCACAGCTACCCTTACGCAGGGGCCGTGGAAACCGCTGTGGTCGTGGGGCAGGCGCACGTAGAAGGCACAGAGCGCACGAGCGATGTATCAGAAACAGCGACGCTTGCGGACTACACGTACATCGGTGGCTTAGAGACCGTGGTCGAGACGGCGGTACTTAGCGACAAAACCAGCTCAGTAAGCGCGTACGATCTGGCGGAGACGGCGGTACTTAGCGACAGTGCGGCATCCCAGACAGAGCAGACATGGGACGTGTCCGAGACGGCGGTACTTAGCGACGGCGGTACTTATACGCTGCTCGCTCAGGCCGCGCTTTTAGAGCACGCCCACGTTGCCAGCGACGTTTACCCGTCGGAGACTGAAGAACGCAATTACATTTTTACCGCGAATACGGTAAACTGGGCTATGTCAGCGTACACAGGGCTAGAGCATACAAGCAGGGCGGGCAGATACGCGGTCGCCGCTACCGGGCTATACACCGAGGCTGATGAGTTCGCGGACGGCGTAATCGACACAGGATACCAGTCGCTTGGCTCGTACCAGCGCAAGGCAGTCCGAAGCGCATACACGCACGCACGCCACGATAGACCATTATCCATAGAGGTAACTGCTGATGTCAGAGGTAAGACGGCCACTTATAAATACGACTCCCCCAACGCTGCGAACGACGCCGATAGATCAGTCCGTACCAGCTTCGGAAAAGGGTTTCGCAGTACGTTCTTCAAATTCAAAATTACCTCCAGAGGGTTTGCTGTCCTTAGGAAGGTCGTACCTGAAGCCAAGACGCTGAGCAGGAAGATATAATGCCGTTCACCGACGACTATTGTGTAGAGACCCCGGCCCACGAGACCATAAACGCGGTGTGCCCGGCATCGTTCACTACTACGCCTGTTGATAACATCGCCGCTACGGCGCTGGCGGAAGCCAACTACGTGAACGACCTTATCGCTATGATAAACGCCAACGCGGACGCCGCAGGTGCGGATGCGCTCTTAGTGATTCAGGCGCTGGCGGACTACCAAGCTGCGCAGTTACCAGCGGTCATATACAAGGCCCCGTCATGGACCGCTCCGGCCATCCACAAAGTCACTGCAGGGGATCTGGACACCGCACCCGCACCCGCATACGAGGACAGAGTGGCTTGGGTTACCCCAACGCTAAACGATGTCAACGCACCAAGCGATAGCATAGTAGCCCCCACTGGCGCGGCCCCTGCCGCCCCTGCCGCCCCTGCGGCGGGCGCTCCTCCCACTGCTCCCACTGCTCCTGCGCAGTACGACCCCGCGATAGCTTCGGTCCCCACGCTTGTGGTGCCAGACGCTGAGTTCGGGGACGCAATAAAGCCAGAGCTGGAAGCGATAGTGGTATCTCTGCCCGGGGAGATTGTCCTTGATCCGCTAGACGTGACCATAGACTACACAGCGATAGAGGAGGCCATCGACTTGCTGAACAACGTAGTACTGCCCGCAGACGCAGTGCCTGACTACGAGCTACTGATACCCGAAGTATTTGAGGTCGTCGGGGCTATGCTTACTGGCACCGCGGTGGACAGAAGCCGCATAATGGGTGACGCCCGTCCGGCTAGACGCATAGTGCCGTCGCTGACGAAAAGAGGCCTGCCCGTGCTAGACGCCGCCGCGGGGTATGACAGCTGGCTGGACGGGATTATCACTACCTATGTGGAGGACAGCGAGGCGCTGTTTTCAGCGCTGTACAGGGACGAAGTTATAAGCAACGCATACGTGGTTGCGGCGGAAGCGGAGAAGATGCTAATAAACATAAATCTAGGGGTGTACGACGCTAGGTTTGCGTACGCTATGGAATGGGCTACTGCCAACCTGCTAGCCGCGAAAGGTATAGCCGCCGCGTACAACGCGCAGGTGCTAGCGTTCGAGGCGCAGGCTACAGAGTATAATGCGGCCCTACTGCAAGTCACCACGGCTGCGCAGGCTATGGTGGCGCAGGCAGAAGCTGTGGATACTGTAGGCCGCACAAATAAGCTACTAGCTAGAGAATTCTCAATAGGAGAAGATGCCAAGAAGACAGAAGCGCAAGCGTTCAAGGCTCTGGTGTCGGCGGAGAAGGCAAAGCTGGAAGCGCTCAACGCGCAACTTACCGCGCAGGAAGCAGAAGTGGCTAAAGCCAGAAGCGCTATGCTGACGTACACCGCGGGGGTGGTCGCGTACTCCGCAGAGGTGCAGGATGCCAAGAATCAATACAAGCTGTATAGCGCAGAGGCTAAATCTGTGTCCTCCCAGAACGACATGACCAAGATAGAGGTGCGCGGCGGGGCTGCGGAGGCTAGGGCCATCGCGGTAGAAGCCGCTGCGCTAGCGTCCAGCGCTGGGGTCGAGGCCATCCGCAAGATGAGGCTGTCCAAAGGACAAACCGCGGAGCACGAAAGCAGCTCCGCGAAGAACGCCGCAGCCAGCTACGACATAGCGGGGGAGCTAGGCGCGTTTATAGAGAGCACGGCACTATTGCGGGCGGATACCGCCAGAGACGCAGTAGAGCCCAAGGCAGTGTCCGCCATAGGCGACGCAATATCCAGATTCACCAAGACTGCTATCCTGTCTTCAGCAACAGCGGCGGGCCTTGCCCAGTCGGCGAACGAGTCGCTGGCTAAGGCGTACGCTAGGGCATACGAGGCGTCAGGGAGAGCTGGAGCCGCTGTAGCATCAGGCAAGCTATCAGGGTTCCGGGCGTCTGCGGCGATAAGCGCTGTGGGCAATTTACAGGCGACTAAGAGCAAGGCATCTCGTGAGAGCTACTCTGGCAGCCTTAACTACGCAGAGTCAGATACTGCAATAGAGTCGATCAGCGCATGAGTACTTGGCTACCCCCATCGAATCAGGACGACACCGTATCGGCGCAGATATTCGATATGGTCAAGGATTACCTTGACGACGCCGCCAATGCGGCTAACTCGTGCAATGGTGTTGAGGTGGAGTCGCCCAAGATACCAATATCAGAATTCAGTAGCAGCATAGGTGTTGCGCTACCAGATCCAGTGGCCCGGGCAGCGCATACGGTTCCCACAGACGGGGTTATAGACACACAGGTAAGCTCTCCCGCATACGACGGCACATACGAGGACATCGCTACCATCGCCCTGCGGGACATAGGGGCCGCCCTATATGGGGATTACATACTGCCTACGGGCCTCCCCACCCACAACGTAGGTGCCCCTGACGTAGGATACCCGGAGGCCCCGTACCTGCCCGTCGGCAGTGATGCCGGGCTATCAGTGCTGGACACCCCCGTGATTACGGTGGGCACAGTGCCAGCGTTCCTTGACGTCCCTACCCTGACGTACGAGCTAACGGATATAGACACTATGCAGGGGCCGGCGCCAGTGCCCCCTACATTGCCGGAGCTACAGCTGTTAGAGCAGCCAGACAAATTCAACATGCAAATAAGCCAAGGGCTGCTAGACGCCATTGGCCGGGGCTTATCTGGGGTGGAGGTCGTGGGGTTCCCAGAACAGCAGGTAATGCTGGACAGGGCTAGCAGAGGGGCAGACCACGAGTACGACAAGGCGGAGCGAGGCGTCTTCGACAAGTTCGCGGCGGCGGGGTTCAACAACGCCACAGGGCCGCTGGTTAGCGCGCTGTCAGACTTAGCCTACGAGGCCTCGTTCAAGGACCGCGAGCAGTACGAGAAGGCCCGCGGGGAACTGCACCAACGCGCGTTAAAGCATGTTACAGAGGCGGTTAAGTCCGCGCTGGTGCTAGAAGCCACCAATGGGGCGGTACACTTGAACTACGCTAGCAAGTTAGTACAGACGCTCAAATTCAACGTAGCTATGCAGATAGAATACGCCAACCTACTGGTGTCCGTGTTCAACGAGCAACTGAAAGGGGTGCGGGCGTTAGTGGGGGCGTACCAGACTTACGCCGGGGCGGTGATCGCGGAATACAACGCCTACACCAGAGCGATAGTGTCCCAGAACGCGGTGCTGGACACCAACAGCGCCAAGGTAACAGCGTATGGGGCGCAGGCAGGCACGATAGGAGTGCAGGCTGACGTGTACTCTACTGAGATAGAGCACCTTACCCAGCCTCTGACCGAGTACCAAATATATGTGCAGGGGATACTAAAGAACGTAGACCTAGCCAAGGTGAATATCGAGTCGTTCTCCCAAGCGGTGCGCGCGTATGGGCAAGCGATCGACGCAGACACCGCCATGATCGACGGGTACGCAGCGCAGGTCCAAGCCACAGGGTCAGCCACAGGGGTGTATGAAGCTAATTACGATGCGTATTCAGCCACGTTAAGTGCCAAACGAGGCAGCAATGAGGCCAGACAGAGTTGGTACTCATCCAGCTTGCAGGCGCTATCAGGAGAAATAGCGGAGTTCCAAACCGCATCACAATCCCAGCGCGTGTACTTGCGGGCGCTTACAGACTGGACGCAAGCCAATGCGACAATGCACAATCAGTACGCCAGCGGGATCGCTGCGGAATCAGGGTACGTGGGCGCGTTTAACCGACACTCAATATCGCTTACAGAATCCCAGTCGAACATAGACCTCGCTGCCGAGGACGCACGTGTCCGCATGGCGGCGTTAGAAGCGCAAGCTATCGCATTGCAAGAGAGCATCGACATAGGCCTAACCGCAGCCAATGCGACTACAGCGGCAGGGTGCGCGCAAGCTGCGTATTCAGTGAGAAGTATATCTGCGGGCATGCGCGCTACTGCAGGTATGGTAGACTCAGGCTCAGCGAGTGCATCGAATACCATCTCCACCTCCACTAACAGGTCGTACGCATATCGTAAGACCAGAAGCACCAGCACATAGGACAGCACGATGAGAAACAGATTTAACGAGCAATTCGCCACGGCGCTGGACAGTAAACTAACCCTGCAAGGGGCCCAGACAGAGCAGGCCCTATCCAGAGCAGCGATTAACCGGGAGACAGTCCCCACGATACAACCAGACTCCGTATCACGCAACGCCCTGCAGGACTCCCAAGCAGCAGTGCAGAACCTAGCGACGGACACTCTAAGCAGTACTGGGGAGCCTGAAGGGTTCGCCCCGGCACCCGCGTTTGGGGGCTTCGAGGCTGGGGCCATCAGTGCGGGCAATCAGGTAGGTAGGCTTAACAGCGTGCCCGGAGGGAGCAGATTCTCTTTGGATAGCAGCCTAGCCCCCCAGAGGTTCGCGGAGGGAGGCCCAGTAGACGCAGACTATGATTTGTACCGGCAAGCGGCGGCCGATGCCGGACTGCCGGAGCTAGACTACCAGATCGCTATCCCCGCCATGGCGCAGATGCGGGCGGCCAAGCGGGCTAAGGTGCTGAAACAAATAGCGTCGGGGGCTACCACGCCCGGCTTCGCAGATGGAGGGTCCGTAGACGTTGGGGGTGCTCTGGTGAGAGGCGCTGGTACTGGCAAGTCTGACTCTATCCCTGCTGTTATCGACGGCGAGAGGCCAGCGGCGCTTTCCAACGGGGAGTTCGTCGTGCCTAAAAACATAGTAGAGTACTACGGCACCAAGTTCTTTGACGGGCTAGTGGATAAAGCGAGAGAGGTGGCGGGTAAGCAGAAACGAAAGGCGGATAAGACTGCCCAATCAGCGGGGGCCGTCTAATGGTATCCGTGGTCACAAACAAGGAACTAGACGCTATCGACGCTGCCACAGAGGCGGAAAACTCGCTAGACCTACCGGACATGGCAGTATCTGGAATATCCGGGTATATCAATAAGAGCTGGGAAGCTGCCAGAACCAACAAACAAACGCTGGTCAAAGACCGCATACTAGCCGCGCAACGGTCGCGACGTGGGGAGTACGACCCCCAGAAGCTGGCCGAGATCAGATCCGAAACCGGAGGCTCTGAGGAGTTTGGCCGCGTGGTAAGCAACAAGTGCAGGATTGCAGGCTCTTGGCTAGAAGACGTGTATCTAGGGCAGACAGAGAAAGCGTGGACACTCAAGGCCACCCCGGTGCCGTCGCTCACCCCCGACGATATGAAAGAGGTAGAGACTACCATCCAGAAAGAAATCATGGAGGCTGTGTCAGTGCAGGGCAAGGCTCCGCCAACGGGTATGGTGCAGCAGCGTAAGAACGAGCTAATCGACGCGGTGCGCATGCGCATGAAAGAACAAGCGAAGCTGTCAGTGGAGCGCATGGAAGATCTCATGGCTGACCAGCTGACACAGACAGGGTATGTGCAAGAGTGGTCCGACTTCCTTAACGACTTCGTTACATACCCAGCAGCGCACTTCAAGGGCCCTATCTACCGCAAGAAGACTGCCCTAAAATGGGAGACGGTCCAAGGTGAGTGGGCGGCGGTGCCGACTGAAGAGATAGTGCCTACGTTCCAAAGAGTAGACCCGCTCCGGGCGTACCCCGCTCCGGGCGCCACGACGCCACAGGACAGCTATTGGATAGAGCACATCTCGCTTTCCCGGACAGAACTACAAGACCTGATAGGGGTCGAAGGGTATAACGAGGAAGCGATACTCACAGTACTAGAAGAACACAAAGGAGGCTCGCTAGTGAACTGGCTGGGCCTCACGGACGCCAACCAAGCGGACGCGGAGCGTGGCGATGTGAGCTACTTATCCCCGGACCAAGACGTAGAGGCGCTGGAGTACTACGGGCCTATCAGCGGTGAAGATTTGCTCGATTGGGGGCTGTCTAAAGAGGACGTGCCGAACAGCAAACTGGACTACGAGGTAACGGCGTGGCTCATAGGCAGGCATGTTATCAAGGCGCAGATAAACCCTAGCCCTATAGGCCTACGGCCGATATATAAAGCCTGCTGGGAAGAAATCCCCGGGGAGTACTGGGGCCAAGGCTTGCCAGACGGACTACGAGACATAGAGGGCGTGACCAACTCCGCGCTAAGAGCGCTGGTCAATAACATGAGTATTGCGAGTGGCCCACAGGTAGAGGTGAATATAGACCGATTGCCAGCAGGCGAGGACATAGAGACCCAACACCCGTGGAAGATCTGGCAGACCGTCGATAGCGAATACGGCAGCACGGGGGACGCGATCAAGTTCTTTCAGCCTGATATGAACGCAGCGGCGCTAATAAGCGTACTGGATAAGTTTTACCAGTACGCGGACGACTGGAGCCTCATACCTAGGTACATGGGCGGCAGTGACAGTATCAGTGGTGGAATAGGGCGCACGGCCTCCGGCATGTCTATGCTGTTCAATGCAGCTAATAAAGGCCTGAAGGGCGTCGTGTCCACCATTGACACCCGGATAGTGACCCCTATGCTAGCCGCGCTGTACACATACAATATGATGTTCGAGGACGACAACTCAGTGAAGGGCGACGCACAGGTAGAAGCCAGAGGCGCGATAGCGCTTATGCAGATAGAGACCCTGCAGCTACGCCGCAACGAGTTCTTGCAAGCGACAGCCAACCCGATTGATGCGGAGATAGTCGGTAAAGAAGGCCGACGCGAGATCCTGAGAGAGGTGGCGAAGGGGCTGGAAATGGATGTCAATAGGATAGTACCTAAGGCGGATGCGCAACCGCAACCGCAACCAGCTCCGGTCGGGCAGGGCCCCGACGGGCAGTCGGCGATAAGCCAGCCTAACCAAGACCAGCTGTTCACGGGGCAGCCCCCCACAGCTAACTTCAGCAATAACAACATGCGCTCTGCGCAGTGAGTGTGATACACTATGAAAATGGACAGACGGGTAACTGAGTCACTAGCGAGAGTTAATGCCTCAGAGCCCCACCTAACTGAGTGGCTGAAAAGCCGCCTAGAGAGACATCAAGACCAGATGGAAAGCATGAAGGATGATGTCTCAGTGCGATGGGCACAAGGCCGCGTGCAGGAGATAAAGGCTATTATGAAAGCCATATCTACTGCCTCGGACAACTTATGAACAGTATAGGCGAGGCATCGAAAGAAAAGCTAAGTCCGGTACATCAACGAGAACACGACAATGTCAGAGTTTGACCCAAAGAAAGCAGGAGAAGAGGCCGACCGAATGATCGAAGCACTGAATCAACCGCAGAGCGAAGAGGCTGATAGCCCCGTAGCTGAGACGGTAGAAGACCCAGTAGCTGAGACGGATGCTGCCATCCCCGAGCCGGGAGAAAGCCCGGACGATACAGGCGTGCAAGCGGACCAAGCGCTTGACCAAAGTACAGATGCAGAAGCAGACCACGACGCCCAGCTAGCTGAGATCCGCAAGGACCTAGAGAAGGCTGACCAGCGTCATAGAGTCGCCCAAGGCATGATTGCGAAGAAAGACGAAGAGCTGACTGCCATGCGACAGGTCATTAGCCGGATGGCTGACAAAGACCCAGCGCAAGAGGCCAGTAGTTCAGAAGCCCCAAAACCGGAACTAGACACTAAGCAGTTCGTGGACGAGTATGGCGGTGATATGGTTGACATGGTTCAGCAAATATCAAACCAAGTAGCCCTGTCTGCAAGTGAAGCGATACTGGACAAGTTTGCAAAACGATTCTCTAAGCTAGAGGGCTCACTAGAGCACGTAGCCCAGAGTGCAGCTACTACCGCAAGGAGTAGTTTCGACGCAGCGCTTGACCGACTAGTGCCGGATTGGGAAGCCCTGAACACAGACGAAGGTTTTAATTCGTGGTTAGGAGAACAAGATAATTTCGCGGGTGTAGCGCGGCTGGATTTACTAGGCAGCGCTGTACAGGCGGGGGATGCTAACAGAGCTTCGGCGTTTTTCACTGCATACCAGAAAGAGGTAGGTGGTGGACAAAAGCCCCAGCTGCAAGAGGTAGCAGCAACTGCAAGAAAGTCCGCGAAAGAAAAACTTGTCGCCCCGGGCAAAACAACTGCTGCCGCACCGGCACAAGGTCAGAAGCGTACATGGAACGCCGCCGCCGTTAATGAGCTCTACGATGGCCTGCGAAGGGGAGAGATCACCAAGCAGGAATTTAACATTCTGGAGCGCGATATGTTTGCTGCCCAATCTGACGGTAGATGGGCGGCGTAATTAACACTATTTCTACGGAGATTTAGACATGACTTATCCAGTCGTAAATGGGGGTGTATCCTACTCGGGTACTTTTATCCCTGAGATTTGGTCTAAGAAGTTGATCGAGAAGTTCTACGATACAACTGTTCTGACCGCAATCTCGAACACGAACTACGAAGGTGAAATCAAGTCGGAAGGCGACAAGGTTATCATTCGTACCATCCCAACTCTTGCCATCAATGACTACGAGTCTGGCCAGAACCTCACCCTGCAGCGCCCTAAAGGCACCAAGGTGGAGCTACTGATCGACAAGGGCAAGTACTGGGCCGCTATCATCGACGACGTGCAGGCTATCCAGCGTGACATCGTTGCTATGAATATGTGGTCGCAAGACGCATCTGAGCAGATGAAAATCAACATCGACACACAGGTCCTCGGGTCTATCGTGCCTGATATTTCTGCGCTCAACAAAGGCGCTACTGCGGGTCGCATCTCGGGCAATATCAACCTCGGCGTAACTGGTACTCCTGTGGGCGTAACCAAGGCCAACATCCTCGACCTGATTCTTAACATGGGTCAGGTGCTGGACGAGCAGAACCGCCCAGAGACAGGCCGGTTTCTGGTATTGCCTTACTGGGCTACTACGCTGTTGAAGCTGTCTGACATCAAGGATGCTTCCTTGACCCAAGACGGGTCTTCCCCACTGCGTAACGGCCGGGTGGGTATGATCGACAGGTTCACTATCTACACGAGCAACAACCTGTCCCACGTAACCGATGGTGCTAACGAAGCCTTTGACTTCATCGCCGGGGTTAAGCAAGGCCTGACCTTCGCTTCCCAGCTGGTGAAAACAGAGACGCTTCGTGCTGAGTCTACCTTTGGTGACATCATGCGCGGCCTGCAGATCTTTGGCTTTAAGGTCATTGACGGCGATTCTCTCGTCGCTGGTTACGCTTATAACGCAACATAACAGGTAATCAATCATGGCAACTTATACTGACTACATCAATGGCGGGCCCAACATCGCGGCTTCCTCTGGAGGCAACGCTGCAGGTGCTCCCGCCCAAACCGTGCTTACTGGCACCTTCGACGCCTCAAAGCGTGGACTGACTACTGCGGGGGCTGACGTTGCGGAAGTAATGAATATCCCTGCCGGTACGTTAGTGCACAACGTGTTCATCGAAGTCGTCAACGCCAACGGCGTAGCGAGCACCGTGGACGTGGGCGACAGCGCAGACCCTAACGGGTATGTAGCCGCCGCGAACGCGAACGCGCTAGGCTTCACTCAGGGCGCGGGTGCTCTGATTGCCGCCGCTGGTAAGTTCTACGCCGCCGCGAGTAAGATCGTAGTGGCGTGCCCAGCCGCAGCCGCAGACCTGACCGTACTAGAAGTACGTGTCGTGGTCGAGTGCACGCTGATGGGCTAGAGGATAGCTGAATAGAGGCGGGGGCTTCGGCCCCTGCCGTTCACGAATAGGAGATAAGCATGACCGGATATTTAAAGAACAAAAAGACTGGGGAGCTGAGGATCGTAACTAAGTTCCAAGCTACCCACCCCGATATGGAACCCATCACAGAGGCGGACGCCAAAAAGCTGATGGCCAATACGAAACGCAGCGCCGCAGCCAAAAAGAACGCCGCTGCTAAGCAAGCCAAGGCGGCCGAGAAAGGCCGCGAGAAGGATAAGAAGGCTGAGGCTGAGGCTGAGAAAAAGCGGATGGCTGTGCTAGAGAAAGAAGCGGAAGCTGCAAAGAAAGCACAGGAAGAAGCGGAAGCTGCAGAGTTGGCTGGGGCTGAGTAGTGACAGGCGACGAGCTTATCAGCGACGTAAGATCGCTGATACAGGACGAGGTCGCGCCGTACCTATGGGCTGACGAAGCGATACTCAAGCTCCTGCGCGACGCCGAGCGTACTATGTGTAAGCAGACGCACGTCCTTATCAACACTGAGGTGCCCCTCGACGTAGAGGCGGACACCGCTACTTATACGCTCGACCGCCGCATTTTGCGGGTGTATGCCTCCCGGGTGGCAGGCTCTAGGCAGGCTCTAGGCAGGCTCCGTGGGGCAGCGTACGGGGTGCATATTATGGACACCCTAGGCACCCCTAGGCACTTCACAACAAATCTGGGCGACAAGCGAGTATCGTTCTATCCGGTGCCTGACGCGGAATACACAATAGAGATGCTATGTGCAGTTATGCCGGGCACCCCTGTTAGCGAGGACACAGACTCAGAAATACCAGAAGAGCACCAGCATGCTCTGGTAGACTATGCAGCTTACCGATGCCTCATCATCCCAGACGAGGACGGCGAGAGCACTGCAGCGGCTGAGACATACAAAGAGAGCTGGCTGAAGTATCTGCGCGATTTAAAGCGCGAGCTCTATAGATACCGCACTGGTGACAAGCTGGTGCTAACCCACTGGACAGGTACATACAATGGCCGACTTTAGAGCAGAGCAAATACAGAACCGCAGGGCAATAGAGCGTAACTTCCAGAACTCCCAGCGCGGTGTCAGTGTGCCGAACCCTGCAATTCCTGCTGTCGCCCCGGGGGCGCAAACCGCTGCTAGAGGCAGCGCAGCGCCTAAGCGAGGGATTGTTGATCGGTTTAATGACTACCAGCGCGAAGTGTACGCCTCTATCCCAGCCCCTTTCGGGGCGCCGATTAAGGCTATGGGGATCGCTTCTGACGCTGTTGTGAAGAACGTGCTCGATGTAAATGACATAGCCACCCGAGCAATCGCTGGCACTGGCCGTGGGGCTGTGGGGCTGTACAACGCAGCAGACTCCGCGCTAAACAAGGCGGCTGGATTGCCGGAGGATA